GCGATGGCCCGCTTGAGGCGGTCCGTGCGCCGCTCCACTTCGGCCAGGAGCTTGTCGCGCTCCTTCGCCTCGCGCTCTTCGCGCAGCTTCATCGCCTGCTCGTACTGGTTCCGGGATTCCAGATCCCGGAGCTTGTACGTCTCGAGCTCCGACTCCAGCGTCTTGACCTGCTCGACCGCCACCGGGTCGGGGCTGGCCTTGGCTTTCGCCCGCTGGGTCGCTTCCCGAATCCGCGCATCGACCAGGCGCTGCAACGGCTCGGGCAAGGTCCCGATCGTGCCGTCCGCATTCAACGGCACGGACAGAACCGGGGGCGTCGTCGTCTCGGAGGCGGTCCCCTGCGGGACCGGCGGCGTCTCACTCACGTGGTGCATCTCCTGGCGTTGCGCCGGCAGGACGGCTGTGACCTACGAAGGCGACCACTTGCGCCGGGTCGCCGAAGGCTAGGACGGGCGATCTGCCGTGCGGCGGATGCCCGTGTCGAGGCGCTTGGTCAGGGCGGCGATCTCCGGCTCGGTGAGGCCGAGAAACTCGCGCTTGGTGCGCGCCTTCCCGGCGCCCGTGACCTGGTGGAACACGGCCTTGTCCTGCGGGCTCACGCGGCGTGAGCGTTGCACCAAGGTCGGTCCCGCCCGTCGTGCCATGACCTGACGTCTCTCCATGACCAGCATGCGGAGCGGGAGGCCGTGGTGTATTACCGCGTCCAGCCGAGGGTGACGGACGTGTCGGTCACCTCGACGATCTGCAGCGTGTTGAGCAGGTCGCCCGACACGGTCAGGTTCACCGTGCCCGCCGCCCCCACCTCGGCGGCTTTCTCCTTCGCGTACGCCTGGGTGTACGGCGCGAACGGCTGGCCGTGCTGGTCCCGTCCTTGCCGGGTGCGCGACCGGATCTGCTCCAGCGCCAGCAGCCCGAGCTCACGCATCAGCGCCTTGTCGGTGAGCCGGATCGACGACGGCATGCGGACGGTGCTGGTCAGGGTGACGGGCATGCTCACGCGGTCCTTCGGCCGCGCAGGGTCCGCGTGCGCGCCTGCGGACGGACGCGCGCCAGCTCGGCCTCGACTTCCGGCAGACGCCCGTCCGTCCCGCGCAGGTCGGCCGACGCACTGAACCGCGAGATCGGCGCCCACAGGTGCCGGCAGTTGTACCCGCCGCCCGTCAGGAACGGGTTGGGGAGCTGCTCGTTGTCGAGCGCCTCGATCTCGGCCCGCGTGTACACCTTCCCGATGTGCCGCAGGCAGAACGGGCGGATGAGGCTGTCCACCGGCCCGACGTAGGCGTAGAGCTGGTCCTCGGGCACCGGCAGGACATCGCCACCCGTCGCCAGGGGCGCCGGCGCGGTGGGGTCGTTGATGGTCGCGTCGAGCGTCGGGACGATGGTCTGCACCGCGACCCGCTGGACGATCGACACGTTCGTGTCGTAGAGCGTGGCCGCCCGGGCCCGCTGGCCATCGAGCACCGACGTCAGGGACGCGATCAGCCGCGCCGGCGGCTCGGCGCCAAGGACACCCCGGGCGGTCGCGCGCCACAGCGCCGTGGCCAGCTCGTCGCCCCACAGCCGCAGGTCCTCGCGCCCGGTCTCCACCAGCGCCCGCAGGAGCCCCGTGAACGCCGTCGGCCGTCCCGTCGTGTCGAACGCCAACGCCTGGCGGTACGCCTCGCTCGTGGCAGCGAGCCGCGCGAGCGCGCGGTCCACGCTGACGGTGACCGAGGTGTCGATGAGGTCGTCGTACCCGGCTTCAGTGAGCAAGCGCCGGAGGTTCGCCCGGGCCCGGCCGAGCGCCGCGGCGCGCACCGCCGATCCGGTGCGTCCGCTGGTGGCCTCGCTGATGACCTCGGGGAGGCGCCGCTCGAGACGCCGGAGGACGTCGGCCAGCTCGCGCGCGAAGGCGTCGGAGAGCTGGTCCGCATCCTCAGCCAGAATTTCCGCGAGGGCGACGAGATCGGCGGGCGTCAGTTCGCCCATGGCCTAACTCCCGGTGTCGTCGGCGTCGTCGTCGGCGCGGTCGTCGCGGCGGGCCGGGACGGACGCGAAGCGCGCGGCCATCGCCTGCAGGTTCGCCTGCCGCGCTTCAGCCGGCGTCGGGGCGGCTTCGAGTTCGGCGCGGATGGTGCTCTGCAGGTCGGGCGCCGCGTCCGGCAGGAACGTCGGGATCATCTTGGTCCCGAGCTCGGTACGGAACGTCGCCGACTCGCCGATCGGTAGCGCGAGCGCGGCCTGCGCCATCCCGAGCAGCTCGGACGCTTCAGGCGCGTCGAAGTGGGTGGCGTACTGGATCTGCAGGCCCGCCCGCTCCCACTCGGCTTCCCAGCGGTCGCCGTACGTGCCCCGGAACCACAGCCGCGCGATCGCCAACTCGGCGCGCGTCAGCTCGTCGGCGTACCCGGCCAGCACCGTCGCGTAATCGGTCCGCTTCAGGCGGCGCGACTCGGCCGACTCGGCATCGCGGCTGTCCTGGTCGTAGGGGATCGCGCACAGCCGGAAGATCGTGCGGATCAACTCCTGCCGCGCCTGCTGGTACACCTCGACGGTGCTGGTGTCGGCGGTGATGTAGCCCGCCGGCTGGCCTGAGAACAACACCGCCGCGGTGGAGGTGGTCTGCCCGAGCAGCGACTGCGCCTGCTCGAGCGACATGGCGGGGCCGCCATCGGCCGACGTGCCGAGCGGGATGTTGAGGATGGAGAACGTCTGCTTGCGCAGCAGCTCGCGCTCCTCGCTCGTGAGGTTGTACAGGTCGATGTACAACATCGGGTCGCTGAGCGCCGACTGGCCAAGGACCGGCAGCGTGGCCCGCCGATGCGCGTACAGCACCACCACCGGCAGCACGCCGAACCCGTGATCGACCGTGGTCCGCTCCGACACGCCGGCCTGGTACGTGGTCGCGCCGTCGGCGGTGATCTCGGTGACGCGGAACTGCACATCGGTGCCGAGCATCGGCCGCTGGAGCGACTCGCGCAGGACCGGCTCAACGACCTTGACCGCCGTGAGGTGCCCCGTGGGGCTCTGCAGCCAGTCGGGCACGTCGAGCGGCGTGAAGCCGCGCAGCACCAGCGCGGCCCGGTCGGCCGCCGTCTGGCCGTCATCGCCGGCCCGGTCCATCACGAGCACGTCGTGCCCATAGATGAGCGCCGCCATGAACTCGACCCGCATCCAGTCGGCCAGGCTGGTCCCCGCGCCGTCGACGTTGGTCGTCCAGTCGAGGAACGGGTGCGCCTCGATGACTGCGCCGGCGGGTGAGATGCAGCGGCGGATCGGCGGCTCACGGAACAGCCCGGACAGTTTGGCGTCCAGGATGAGCCGCGCGACGTTCTCGTAGCGGGCCAGCGTGCGCCGCTCGAGCAGCTTCTTGGTGGGCTGGGTCGGCGTGGCGGCCTCGTGATCCTTCCACTCGCGGGGATGCGGGATGAGGTAATCGCCGGTGAGGAAGCCGCCCGCGCCTTCGGCCACATGGGCGAGCTGGACCCACACGTGCCGCCACGTGTCGTACAGCGGATGCGTGGGCCCGATGGCATCACGCAGCGTGGAGGGCGTCGTCGTGGTCGCCATAGGGCAGGACTAGGATCTCCGACGAAAGGGCCCGACCGGGACCACCATCCGAAGAAAGGGCCCGATCGGGTCCACCACCGGGGGAGGGGCTCGGCGGCACTCCCAGCATGCGAGGCGGTACGACCGAGCGTGTTACCGCACTCACGCCGCGCCCCGCGCTGCACGGACCGCCACCAGCGAGGCCGCGCTCAGCGAGTTGGCGTGCAAGTCCCCGATGCCATACCACTCGTAGAGGGCCTCGCGGATGACGTCGCTCATCGTCTCGTCGGACTGGGCGGCGACATCGCGGAGGTGCGCGAACTCGCAGGCCGTCAGGCGCATCGTGACGATGACGCCCGTGGTGCGCAGCGACTCACGCGGGCGCCAGGACTCCAAGGAGGCGCACGCCTCGCAGGCCCACAGGGCCCGCTGGAGCGTGACCGGGGCCGCGCCGTCGAGGGCGGCGTACACGGAGCCGCACTGCGGGCAGCGCAGCAGGGCTGTGGGCAGATCCTGATGCGTGATCATCGCTAGGACGCCTTTCGTGGGAGCTTTCCGGTCTGCCGCATGGTGCGGACGGCAAGCATGGCGGCGATGCGCCTACGAGTGTGCTTGTCGCACCACAACTCCTCCGTCTCCCTGTCAATCAATGCGTCTGACAAGCGCCATGGACCGTTGAAAATCACGCTATCGAACACCTGTGGACCTGAGCGGTAAGCACCAAAGAAGGGATTCAACGCTTGCAACGTCTGTCCCGCTTGGTCGAGAACATCCCCCTCAAACTTCACTCCCGTTGGAAGAAAGACCGTTCCTGACAACATCATGAGCAGTGCCGCGATGAACTGACGCCCACGATGCTTAGGTTCTCCGTGCGGCATCATGCCAAGCGCTTCCAGTATGTGCTGAGCACCGACCGCCTGCTCACGGTGCTTCGCTGTGGATGGATCACGCCCCCTCAATAGGTTGAGCATGATCACCGAGTGCCTGTACGGAGACCGTTGCAAGGCTTGCATCACGTCAGCGAAGTGCTTGACGTGCAACCCACCACAGAAATCGAGCATGACGGCAGCGACCGGACGACCATCCGGCCATGACCACAGCACGCTTTCAATTGACTCGCATACAGCCGGCGCGCCTGCGCCTTGAATACCCTTAACGTTTGGCATGTGACGGTCAACCGCGATCAGGTTCTGCCTTGGTACGCCTTTCGACACCGCGACGGCCCGGTCCAAGTCTTCCGGCCCGGCCAGGTACAGGATCGGCTGCGTCTTCTCGCGGCCCGCCGTTCGGCGCAGAACCTCATTCCAGACGGTCCGACGCCAGTGGTTCTTCGGGCCGTTCTTGTACGAGCGTTCAGCGCCAGTCCTCACAGGTAGCTCTCCGACCAGATCGCCGACGCGACCGGTGCACGGTTGCGCCGGAGCGGCTCAATCGCATAGCGCAGCGCGTCGATCACGTGGTTCTTGGTGTCCTGCAGCACCGGCAGCACGTGCCCGGTCAGCGGGTCCGTCTTGTAGCGGTACAGCGTGAGCTCGTCGATCGTGTGCTGGCAGCGCGGATGCACGACGATGTCGTACGCCTGCAGGAACGTGATGCCCTCCTGCACACTGCCCGTCCCCTTGGCCGCGGCGGTCACGTTGCGGTAGCCGTGCCGCCGCATGTAGCTGATGGTTTCGGGCCGCGCGCTGTCGGCCACCAGCGGCCAGCGCCTGGCCCACCCCGGCGACTCCGGGACCAGCGTGTCGAATAGCGCCGGCGTGTGGTCGATCTCGCAGCCCACCCGGTACACCTCGCGGTCGACGTACAGCGTCCGACCGTCGAGGCGGCAGCGGACCAGGACCGTCGGGTCGGAGGCAAAGCCCCAGTCCGCGCCGAGGTACCAGGTCGCATCGGCAGGGCTGTCGAACGCCTCGATCTTCCAGTTGCGGAAGACGCGGGCCTCACTGTGCCGCTCGTACTCCCCGAGCCAGATGTGCGCGTACTTCTCGGGATCGCGGGCGCGGTCCCATTCCATCTCGGCGCGCAGGACATCCGGGAGCCACGGGTTGCTGTCGTAGTTGGCGCACACGAGGACCGCGCCTGGGGGGCCGCCGTCGGCAAAGAACGCATCCACCGGATCGGACGCGCGGCGCGGGTTCCACGAGAACCACAGCTCAGACCCGTCCTTGCGGATGGTCGGGCGCAACAGGTCGAGCGACCGCTGGGAGAGGGATTGCGCTTCCTCGACCCACGCGACGTCGATGCCTTCGAGCGACTTGATCGACTCGGCGGTGTGATTCTGCATCCCTTGGAACAGGATCACGCCCCCACCCGGCGTGTCGATGCGGGACTCGCGCGGCGTAAAGCCGGGCACGTTGAAGGCGTCGATCTTGTCCTCGAGGAGGCGCTTCGCTGACTCTTGGAGCGACTTCTGGATCTCGCGGACGCACACGACGCGCGTGCCGCGCTGCAGCACGCACCGCTCGACGATGGCCTCGGCGAAGTGATGCGACTTCCCCGAGCCACGCCCGCCCTTCGCGCCCTTGTAGCGGGCCGGCGCCAGGAGCGGCGCGAACACGCGCGGGGTCTGCAGGACGAGCTCAGGCATCGTCGTCGGTGTCGGTCGTCGGGTCGACGATCTCGCGGACGATGCGCGTGATCGTCAGGTCGCCGTTGTGCTCGACGACCGTCTTCCCGACCAGGTCGTTCCGGTCGAGGATGTCGCGCGCGGCCCCGAGCGCCACCTTGCGATCGTCGTCCTGGGTGAGCAGCTCGCTCAGGCGCTTGACGGCGGGGGAGGCGAGGACGGCAAGGCGCTCGCGGGCCTTCTCGCGCACCTGGGGCGCGGAGCCGCCATGCATCCGGCACACGGCGGAGCCCTGCATGGGGATGTTCCGGCACTGGGCGCCACTGCGCCGGCTGAACGCCTTGCAGTAGCGCGGATCGGGGTTCGTCGTCGTCATGCGACCTCCTGCGCCGCCTGCGCCAGCGGCGTGATCGTGATGCGGATGCCCGGCTCGTCGCCCCACCACTTCCGCACCGTGACCTCGACGACGTTGGCGTCATCGCCGATGAAGCGCAGCGCCACCAGCCGGTCCTCCAGCGTCTTCAGGACGTTCGAGCAATCCGGCTTGCTGGTGTGCGGGACACGGCCGAGCAGCCGGGTCCGCTTCGGTTCGGACTGTCGCCACGGCCAGGTGAACTCCAGATCCAGCCGCACTGGCCCGAACACCGGCACGAGCGGCTGGTGCGGCAGAAGCAGCGCGTCGAGGGTGGCCTTGGCCTGCACCAGTTCGGGCTTGTCGGCCAGCCGGGAGAACTGACCGATGCGGACGATGCGCTTGTGGTGGTGCGAGGTGCGCGGCGGCACGCAGGCCACGAAGAACGCGAGGTAGTCCAGCGCACGGTCCATCATGTCGTCCTTCTTCATAGACTGCGCCCCTTGAATGGGGCGGTTGGACGGGTGGCGTAGAGGTACCCCGCGCACACGACCGCCAGCGCGAATAGTGCCCCTATCAGCATCCACAGTGCCCACTCACCCACGGTCGGCCTCCTGCTCGGCCTTCCAACGGGCCTGCTCTTCTCGGTTCCACCGCGCCTGCCGCCGATCTGCGGCCCACTCGTCCACGGCGAGGTAGACGGGCAGCGTGAGTAGCCCCGCCACGAATGCGATTACCACCACCAAAGACAACGTCATCACGCCTCCTTCGCCGCGAGGGCGGCGTCGATGTACTCGCGCCACTCGCGAATCTCGACCGCTCGCATCTGTGGGTAGAACACGCCCCTGATGTAGACCAGCGCCTCCCGCAGCCGCGCCGCTGTGGCCTCGGCCTGTTCGGCGCGGGCGTTGCCCATCACCAGGTCGGACTCGACCCGCATACGAAGCAGCCCGTTCTCCTGCTTCAGCGACGCCGCCTCTGCTTCGGCCTCCTTACGGCCAGTGCGCTCGACATCGATGGTTGTCAGTAGGGCCTCGACGCGGGCGTTCAGGTTCACCACCTCCGCTTCGGCCTTCAGCGCCCGCCGCATCGCCGCAGGCTCGGTGGCCTCCATTTCAGCGATGTAGCCAGACTGCACCTGTATGTCGTCCTTCAGCGCCGCCACCTCCGCACGGGCGGCGGTGAGGGCGGCGAGGGTCTGCTGCAGATCCGCCTCCAGCAACGTCAGGGCGCGGCCGGCATGGGACAGTTCGCCAGTCACCAGCCACCCCCGTCCACGCCGTCCCGCTCGAAGTGGCTGGTGGCGTCACTGCGCTGCATCCATCCGGTCTCGATGGTGTAGCGCCGCCGCCCCTGCCGGCGCTCCTCGGCCAGCCGGGCCGCCCGGGCCGCCTCGAGCTTCGCCTCGATGACGGCAGGACTCTCGCCGGCCCAGCCTTGCCGGTCCGCGCGCACCTGGGCGGAATGATTCCAGCCACACCGGCGGCTGCAGCAGACTTGCTCGCGCCGCTTGCCCTTCGGGATGAAGAACTCGCCACCACAGGCGACACAGCGGCGCCGTTCGCGCAGGGCCTTGCTGCGGCACCGCTGGGTCGCGGCCCGCCTGGCCGCCTGGGTGCAGTCCGCGCACCGGGTCCGACGCACCAGCCGGGGGATGGCGCACCCGCAATCGACACACCGGGGCTCGGGGATGTCGCGCTGCATGGGGTGGGCGGCCTGTACGGGGCTCTCAGGGCTCATGACGCCACCTCGGTCAGGCTGGGGCACCGGAACGTGGCGTAGTCCTCGCGGCGGGCCACCTCGTGCGGCTGTCCGCAGTGCTTGCACCGCCAGGCGAACGGGCCCGAGGACGCCGGCCGGTGCTTGTGCTTCACCAGCTCCTCGACGCGGGCCTCCCAGAACGGCCACGGCTTGCCGGTTGGCTTGCCGCGCCAGGTCTGTTCGGTCTGGTGGTAGAACGCCCGCAGGACGGTGTCGGCGTTGGCCACCCGGACGTTCTGGAGCTGCGCCAGGAACTGCTGGTGCATGCGCTCGGTGACGTCGATGCCGATGGCCGACTCGTGCACCACGTCGAGCCGGCGGCGCATCACGACGGGTGCGATCGGGGAAGCAACAGGGAGTGCGTGCTCTCTCCCTTCCCTTCCCTTCCCTTCCCTTCCCTTCCTGTGATCCCCGTCGCTTCCGTGGTCAGGCGTGGGTGCTTCCGTGGTGCTTCCGTGGTGCTTCCCGTCGTCGTCGGTTGTGCTACGCGGCGTAGGCGGATCGGGCAGGTCACTGGGTGGCGGGGGGATGCGTGTATCTGCGTTGGCTTCGCGTCCATTTATCCGCTGATGGGTCGCAAAGCCGGGGATGGCAATAAATCGCCCCTCCGATCCCACTCCGACCTGATACCGGACGATAAAACCGGCCTCGGAGAGGCGATCGAGCATGCGCGCAACGTCCGCGGAGTCGTACGGCAGCACCTCGGCCTTGATGCGTTTCGGGCGGTCCTGGAGGCGCCCGTGGCGGTCGGCAAGCGTCCACAACCCGATGAACAACAGCCGATGCAGCGGGGGCAGCTCGGCCAGCTCCTCGTGCAGAAAGAACTCCGGCTTGATGGTCCTGATGCGTGCCATCACATCACCGCCTCGGCGAAGGTCTGGGCCTCGCCGGAAAAGTAGAGGTCGATCTTCCCGAGGCGCCCGCTCCGCGCCTTGGCGATGGTCAGTTCGGTCTTGCCCTGGTGGTAGGGCGTGTCGTCGTGCTCGTCGCGGTGCAGCAGGAGGACGGTGTCGGCGTCGTGCTCGAGCTCCCCGGACTCCCGCAGGGACGCGAGGCTGGGGGCGCCACCGTTGGCCGGGCGCGACAGGGACGACAGCGCCAGGACGGGGACGTCGTAGGTGTGGGCGAGGCGCTGCAGGCCCTTGCTCAAGTCCTCGACCTGATGCCGACGTTCGCGGATGCCGGCACTCGCCTTGAGGAGCTGCAGGTAGTCCACGACGATGAGGCCGAGACTGGTGGCCTGCCCGACGATGGCGCCGATTTGCTCGAGCGTGTAGGCGTCGTCCGCAAACCAGATGGGCAGCTTGCTCAGGGCCTGCACCGCGCCCTCGAAGGTGCGCCACTGGTCGGTCGAGAACGTGCCCCGCTTGATGACGCCGGCGCCCACCCGGCTCTCCTGAGCAAGGAGGCGCTGGGCCGACATCCGGTTCTTCATCTCGGCATTGATGACCAGGACCGAGCTGCCGCGCTCGGCGGCATGCTTGGCGACCTGGAGCGCGAGCGCCGACTTCCCGACGCCGGGCCGAGCGCCGACGTAGATCAGTTCGCCCGGCGAGAACCCGCCTTCGAGGTACAGGTTCAGCGTCGGGAGCGGGGTCTCGAGGAACGGCGTGGGGCCGTCGGCATAGCTGGCCTTGACGGCCTGCACCAGCGCGCCGATGTGGACAGCGGTCCCGGCGACCTCGGTGGACCCGCTGGCCCGCTCCCGACGGGCGACGGACTGCACGGCGCGGGTGACTTCCCGGTCGGGCAGGGATGGGACACACCGCGCCGCGAAGCCGAGGAGCATGGTCTCGACGACATCCTCCGGCAGCCCCTTGCCGAGCAGGTACCCGGCCAGGCGGGCGCACGTGACGTTGCGCTGGCCTTCAGGGGCGCCGTTGCGGAGCGCCGACGACACCCAGCCCTCGGCCGCGGGGTCGCGCGCGATGAGGCCCCCGGAGACGCTGGCGCGGGCCTGCGCCCGCAGGGCGTCGATCAGGAGCGGCGGGGCCAGCGGGAGCGGCGTGTCGTTGAACGGAGGGAGCGGCGTCTCCCACTGGTACACGTGGCCGCTGGGATGCACCGACGGCGGGGCGATGACGATGCCCTGCCCCCGGATGTCGACCTGGGCCTTCGGCACTTCGCTGGAGAACAGGGCGATCCGATCGGGCACCGGGACGGTGCTGCGCAGGTACACATGCCAGCCGTGGCGCGTACGGACACGCGGGGCGGCATGCGGCAAATGGATGCCGCGCTCGGTCAGGAGACGCTCGGCCGCCTCCCCGCCGTCGAGGTCAACGACGAGGAGTTCCGACTGCGCGCCGACGACCAAGGCAATCCCGTCCTCGGGCGTTTCGGTCCACCACGCGCGGACCTGCTCGAGGGACGGCGGGGCCTCCTGATACGGCGTCCACGGGACACGGGGGAACTTGGTGCCACGGGCGGCGGGCAGGGGCCGGAGCCCCCGCGCCAAGTACGCCTCGGCCCACTGGAGCGGCGTGAGGCTCATGCGGCCCTCACTTTGTCGTTGACTATCCCAATCGCTTGGGTTATTCTCTCTTCATGTCGAACGCACTTCGCATCGCCGCCGTGACCGACGCCCTTAACTGCGCCCGTATGCGCGTGACTCAGGAACAGGGAGCCATCGTGACGGCTGCCGCCTACCGCGAGGGGTCGCAGTCGCATCTGTTCGCCGTGTCCGAGTTGGCCTACCAGCAGGCGCTCGTGGCCCGCCTTGAAGCCAAGCTGGAGACGCTGGCCCGTGGCTAAGAACCCACACGCCGTCGCGCTCGGCCGAAAGGGCGGGCAAGTGTCCAGTGCGGCCAAAGCTGACGCCGCACGGGCCAACGGCAAGAAAGGCGGCAGGCCACGGAAAGCCATCACTCCACCTCCGTCAGCGACTGCTCGGCAACCGTGATGCGGTGGGCGATCCATTCCGCGATTTGCGGGACGATGGCGTTGCCCAATCCCCTAAGTCGGTCCACCCGTCTGGATACCCCATCAGCCACTCGACCCACCTGGGGTTCAAAGCGCCACCAGCCTTCATGCCTCGCGAGGTCGTCGAGTTGCCGAACTTGACGAAATCCGTCAGGCTGACGCCGAGATTCGCCTTCGACCCGGCCAGGTTCCGACTGCCCGAACTCTTGGCATCCCCAGCCGTGGGCGTCGGACACTTCACCCGCTGCGGCGTGCAACAGCAGTCCTCGTCCATGTCGCAGTCGATGGCGTGTTGCAACAAGCCATAGCCGGTCACGGCGGTGAGGGGCGCCAACGGCGGCAGCGGGTATGCAGTCCCACTCCGCGTCATACCCGCACGCGGCCAAGTCACCGACGACTCGCTCGAATCCCCGAACAAGGAGAGCTGCGACGTTCTCCACGACGACGTATCGTGGTCGTAGTTCGCGAATGATTCGTGCGTACTCGTGCCAGAGTCCGGACTGTTCACCATTGATGCCCGTCTGCTTGCCGGCGTCCGAAATGTCGATGCAGGGGAATCCACCGCAGATGACATCGACTGGCTCCAGGTTGTGTGCGCCGACCTCGCGCACGTCGTCGTACCGGGCCACGTGCGGCCAGTGCTTCGCCAGCACGGCACGCGCCCATGGATCGATCTCGACTTGCCAGCGGATGTCGTAGCCGGCCCGCTGGAAGCCAAGGTCGAAGCCGCCGATGCCGGCGAACAGTGACCCGACCGTCACAGCTCCCGCCCTTCCCGCGCCTGGAGCATCAGGTCGGCCAGGACGTACGCCTCCTGACAGACGTACTGCCGGCCGCGCGTGGTGATGTCGGCCCCCCGCGCGAGCATGGCCTGCAGGGCCAG